AGTCATGTTGTAGAACAAGTCATGGAGGAGTATCAGCTAAACGCTAGGTATATTTCAGATGTGTACACTACTAGCGATGTTAAGCAAGCTATGTATCACTATGAGCATCCACTTGACTATGGAAGCTTTATTCCAAACTACCTTTTATTTAAAGAGGCTACAAATAGTATGGTGCTTACTGGCGATGGTGCTGATGAGTTATTTGGTGGTTACGAGAGAGCCCAGTTGGAAGATACGTTTATGTTTGACATTATGGAATTACAGTATTACCACAATATTCGTCTTGATCGAATGAGTATGGCTTGGACTAAGGAAGCTAGATCGCCGCTAATGAGTATGCCTCTGGCAAGAATTGCTAGAAGATTGGGCAAACATCTTAGAACAAATAAATATATATTAAGGCAGCTTTATAAGGATAAGCTACCCACAACAGTAACAACACAGAAAAAGAAGCCGTTAAGATTGTATAACGACAAGGAGCAAAATATTGCTCGTTGCAAAGAAATTTTTTATAAGGTATGGCTTCAAAATCAAGAATCGTAGCAGTTACAAACAACAACCCTTGTGCAATGACGTACGAGGAGATCAGTGGTAATAACAGAAAGAAAGCTCTAGAACTCCTAGAGAAGTTTAAACAAATAGAAAAGGAAAGAAATGAAACTAAAAAATGAATTTGAACCAATTCGTGATTGGGCAAAAGACAAAGGCATCTATAAGAAAGGTGACATTAAGACGCAAACGCTAAAGCTTGTAGAAGAGGTTGGCGAGCTTTCTAAAGCAGTGCTAAATGAAGATCGCGCAGAAATCGAAGACGCCATTGGCGATTGTGTGGTGGTGCTTACCAGTATTAGTCACATGGTGGGTACTGATATTGAAGATTGTATTATGGGTGCATATAATGTTATTGCAAAGCGTAGAGGGAGAATGATTAACGGAACTTTTGTGAAAGATGAGTGACAAGGAAACAAAACAATTTATGCGTATTGCAATGGCAACGCTAAGAAAATTATACAAAAACAAACAACAAAGAAAAGCATGGGCAGCAAAAATGTACGCACGTTGGATACAGAGAAAAGCTTAAACATTAAAGAGCACAGAAAAGAATTGATCAAGCTGGCTTTGGAAAGGTATAACACCAAAAAGGAAGCTGCGGAAGCTTTAGGCATTACCGTAAGGCACCTTTCTAATCTTGAGCCAACCATTGATCTGGAAGCCTTTAACACCAAAGAGAAATGACACAAAGAGAGATACTACTTGAGATGTACGAGAAACTTTGGAACGCTGACAAGGATAAGTGGGCTTGGAATGTGATACTAAAGGACACGCTTGAGAAAACAGAAACCTTTAACACCAAAGAGAAATGAACGAAGAAGCATTTAATAAATTGATGGGGTACCCAGTGGAAACCATCGAAGCATTGGTAAAACAAGCCAAGGAAATAAACCGCAACAGCATTATTGCACTTAACAACCGCGACCTAGAAAAGAACGGTATAGAAAGAGACTAAATGAAAATACTACAACTACAACAACGATCCCCCGAATGGTTCAAATCCAGACTTGGTGTGATTACAGGAAGCAGAGCAAAGAAAGTGTTTAGCAGCACCAACCTAAGTTTTATCGATGAGCTTATTGCCGAACGAATTAGCGGTAAGATGGAAGAAACTTTCCAAAGTAAAGCTATGGAACACGGTGTGTTATTTGAACCGGAAGCATTAAACAAATACATAGAAAAGACTGGCAACGATGCACACGAAATTGGATTTTGTGTTCACGATAGAATTTCTTTTATGGCAGTAAGCCCCGATGCTTTGGTAATGCATAAAAATAGATATGTTGGTGGGGTGGAAATTAAATGCCCAAGCACAAGAAAGCACATCGAGTACATTAGGCAGAATAAAATACCAAACGAATACAAGTACCAGGTATTCCAATATTTCTTAGTTTGTGAGACTATTGAATGGCTGGATTTTGTTTCATACGATCCAAGATTATCAAAAGCCAATCTATTTATTAAGCGTGTGACACGACACGAACTTCAGGATGAGCTTGACTTAGCCATGGAAAAGCACATTAAGTTCTACGAGAAGCTTTTAAAATACGAACAGCAAATAATAAAGACAATAAATGGATCACCATATTAAAGAACTGCCAACTAGCATTAAGGAGCTAAATCAATTTGCATTAAAGTGGAAGATGGAAAACTCATCACTGCCTGCCTATGCTGTTGTAAAGCCAAAGTATAGCGACAAAAGCGCTAATGATCTAACCAAGAGTGTGGTCTTTGATTTTACAACAGTTCGTGGTGGTGCTGCATACAGAATAAACAATGGTGCAGTGTACGATGCAAAAAGGAAAGCTTATAGAAAAGGCAGCGTTAGAAAAGGTGTCCCCGATATTATTGGTGTGATAGATGGCCATTTCTTCGGTATTGAAATTAAGTTTGGTCGTGACCGTCAGAGTGCAGATCAAAGAACAGTACAGCTGGAAATAGAAGCAGCTGGTGGCTATTACTTTATAGCAAAAACATACGAAGACTACCTAAACAAAATCAATGAGATCGTCAATAGTTGGGGCAAGTAGCGAACTGCAATGCGCCTATAAATTAGTTGAGCTTGGTTGGGCTGTTGCCTTTCCTTTTACACACGATCACCCTTTTGATATGATTATCTATAAGGATGGTCAACTAAGAACAATACAAGTAAAAGGAACAGAATACGCAGAACACCAAAAGAACATAATTAAAGGACAGTGGGATCGTTACAAAGATATTGACTTCATTATATTGCACGACAGAGTTTACCGGTCGTGGTACATTTTTAAAAAGGGTGAACTTAAGGGAAGGAGATCTATTACGCTTGATGCTAATAGGCTGCAAGAAAAACACAACAACTGGAAACTTATTAAATGAACACAATAGCGATAGCCAAAAAATATATTGCCCATGGCTTTTCACCTATTCCTCTTATTGATGGTGAGAAAAGGCCAAGCATAAAAAACTGGCAGCAATACAGTGTGGAACCAATGGGACTGCAGGAAGCAGAAAACCTATTTGGCAACACCAATAGTATTGGGTTGGTCATGGGCTTTGACGGCATACAATGTCTTGATATAGATAGCAAGCACTTTACAGGAAAAGAATACCAAGAGTTCTGTGATAGACTGCAGGAAGAGTGTAAAGGACTAAAAGAAAAAATGATTGTACAACACACCAGAAGTGGTGGGTACCATTGGATCTTTAAATGTGATGAAATGGCAGGCAACCAAAAGCTTGCTAGAAATATACACGGGGAGGTAACTTTTGAAACACGTGGAAAGGGTGGACAAATAGTTACCTACCCAAGTCAAGGCTATAAGATCGAAGGTAAAATTACTAATGTCCAAAGAATAACACCACAAGAGCGTGACATACTATTTAGAGTAGCACGTACAATGGATGAAATGGTGGTTGAGGTAGTGAAGGAATCTAATAGGATTGGGAAAGAAGAAACAGACAACAACACACCTTGGGGAGAGTTTAGAGAATCCCACAACGCTTTAGATATTCTTTTACAACACAATTGGCAGGTGGTTGGTGAAAATAGCAAATACGTTTATTTGCTTCGTCCTGGTACTACAGACAATAAAACCAGCGGCGTTATCTTTAAAGATAGCCAACTATTCTGGCCATGGACAACAAGCACAGAGTTTGAAGCTGAAACTCCATACGATGGATTCCAATGTTACACACTGCTAAGCCATGGTGGTGATTTTACTGAAGCCATCAAAGACATAAGAAGTCAAGGCTATGGCAAGAAATATGATATACACAGAGTTGATCTCTCTTTAGAGGAAAAAACAGAGGAGCAGAAAGATGAAATGCTGGAAAAGCTTCAACGAATGCGCGTCGATTCTACCATTCCAGTGTCTGCTCCTCCCATGTGTATTGAAATCCTGTTTGGACAAAAAAGCTATGTATTTGGTTCTTACGGTAACTTTAGTCTTATACAAGGTAAGGCAAAGTCACGTAAGTCCTATTTTATCTCTTGCTTAGCCGCTGCTGCAATAACAACTGATGTGGTAAGCAATACGTTTCGTGGAAG